GCTAATTTATTACCATCATCAAACAAAGAAATTTCTTTTACTACAACAGAAACATTTTCAACTACATCAATACTAATCTTTTTATTTTCTGTTTCAGCAACTTCTATTTCTTTATCTTCTTCTAGTAACCCTTCGGCTTTCTTGGTTTCGGTTTTTTCTTCTGTAATAGATTCATTTTCTTTCTCCTCAATTACTTCTTCTTTTTCTTCGGTTGTTTCTTCTTCCGCAGCTGCAACTTCTTTTTCTTCTGTTGCTTCTTCTTCAAAGATTTCTTCTTCTGTTTCTGTGGCAACGAGCTCGGTTGGTTCTTCGTCAACAACTTCATCCATAAATTCATCAGTAAGCTCTTCAAACTCATCGGCAAATTCCTCTTCTAATATTTCCATTTCTTCTTCGGAAAATTCTTCCTCAAAGAAACTTTCAAATTCTTCAGCTATTTCTACTGTGTCAAATTCTTCTAGTGTTTCAAATTCTTCAAAAGATTCAAACTCTTCTAAAAAAATTAATTCAAATTCTTCTTCAAATAATTCATCTTCAAAAATAAAATCTTCTTCCCAGGTTATATCTTCAAAGATTGGTAATTCTGTTATTGGTGGTAGTTCTTCATACTCAATAAAAATATTATTTATTTCTTCTTCGATAGTATCATCAATAGGATTGTATTCTGTATTAGAATAAATCATGTGAAGAGAAGCACCTAATAAATTTGTGCCACCTCTACTTGATGATGAACCATGACTATCAGTACCAGACCAAGACCAATCTACATTATTACTTCCAACATCATTAAATATTAAAGTATCTGTATATTGACCACAAGCAGCAGATCTACCATCGCCACTTGCTCCAGGATAACCATTACAGTTACCATGAAATCCAGTAATTTCTGTTCGTGTTTGTGATACTGTGCTTAATACATTACCGCTGCTATCATTTAATGTAACAGTAGTAGTATGTGTATCGTTGCTGCCAGTTTTATTTTCACAATTCCCCTGGACACTTTCACAGTTAGCAACATCAATTTTACTATTTAAAGTAATTCCATTATCCAACATTTGCTGGGTAATAGAATTGCTATATAATTTTATATCATCAGCACTAACAGTAGCAGTCCCAGTTACTTCAAAATCTCCGCCTACATTATATTTATAACCACAATTAGATTGTCCAGTTGGACAAGTAATAGTAAATCCATTGACAGTAGATCCATTAGAAACATACCCACTACCACCATCATTAATCATGTCAGTTGAAGATGAGTTCCAATCTACACCATCATTTGCATTAGGTAATAAGTTACCAGTAGTTACAGTTTCACTAATCCCTGTCTTTGATAATAATAGGCTCAAAAGGATCGTTGCAATCTTCACACATTTTTTCAATCCTAATAGATGCCATGTATTCTTCATCTTTAATATATGTTTCATAATCTGGTCTTAGCTTTGGATATGTTTTCCAAAATTTAATAGCATCATCGCCAAGTAATCCACCTGGAGCTGGACAAGGAGTATTAGAAATCATCATTGCTCTAAACACTCGTTCATCCTGGCACAATATCGACACAGCTGCAACCGACATCCCAAAATCTTTAGTTACTTTTGCTAATTTAATTCGTTCACAATTTTCATCTACGAAATGTTTGCCACCACTAACCCCAACAAAGGAAGTAGAAACAGAACCACTAATACCCATACTACAAACATCTTGCGACATAGAACTATATGATGGCGAGTTGGCACTAGGAGGTGGTACAGTAGACTTATTACTTGTAGTGTTGGTTGTGTTGTTAGTAGTTGTAGAAGTCGTATCATTTGAAGATCCAGATTGATAAGTATTATTATTCGTTGTGGTATATCCGCCAGTTATATTTGTATTGCTGCCAGATGTGTTGGTTTGAGAATTGGTATCGTCAGCTAATAAACTAAATGAAAAGAAGATAACGAGGAAAAGAAAAGTCCAGGTTGCTAATAGTTTCATTCATATTCCTCATCTAACTGTAATCTTAATGATTTTATTTTATATGAATTTTCTAAAATTTCTTGTTTAAGTTCAAGAACATTTTGATTAGCTTGAACCTCCTCTATATTTGTTTTTAATAATTCAAAGTCAGCAAAGAGTTTTCCTACAATAAAAACATTTCCACTAATAGCTGCAACAATTCCACAGAATATTAAAATATTCGTTATTGATAATTCTATTTTCATTTAAGCTCCGCATGATTCACAAAAGTCATCACAAGTACACTTGTCTTTATCGCAACCACAAACTTCACAACAAGGATTAATCATTATTCTTTTTCCCAAGCTGTAACTAATTCATTATATTTTGTTATAATATTTTCTTTAGCTATTGGTGTTGTATTATTAAACCAAATAATATCATCTAATTTAGAAGTATCGTTTGGTGTAGAAAATTCTGCATCAGGATTAATAGCTTTAATTGCTACTCCTACTGTTGGTTTAACATTACTCATGCCAATACCTCCATCAAAGTAATCATACATTGTGAGCCACCATTTGCTATAGTAACTGTACCAGCTCCATCTGTGCCTATCATAATAGTATAAGTTGTTGCTGAAGTTGTGCTTGGAGAATCTAAATATTGTACTGAACTTCTACTAGCATTTGTATCGCCATCTCCGTAAGTATCTTTTTGGTTAGGTTGTGTAAAAATATTAGATGTTGCTCCACCACTTATTGCTCTTTCTATTTGAGTTTTATATCCTTTATTATTACCATGTTGTGCTTGTATAGTATAATTAACTAAAATTTTTGAATTGGTTGCACTTGGTGTAATAGTAGCTGCTAGTGTATTTCCTCCACCAGTTATATCTTGAAAACTTGAAGCTGCAAAATCTGTATCTGTTTCAAAAATTACTTGAATTACTTGTCCAATTTTTCCACCTCCACCATTAGCTGCTGGTACAGATCCAGTTAATGCTCTTGCTACATTAAGTTTTGTTAGTGCCATTCATTACTCCTTTGGGTTTCCATCTTTTACTGCTTTAATTTTTTTAAACCATTCGCCAGTAGAATCTAATTTTCCAGCGACCATATCTTTGTATAATAAATCTAGCTGATCTCCAATTCCACCATAAGCATTTCTTCTAGTTGCACGAATAGTATTGTTGTTTCCTATTTTGGTAGCTTCACTTTCAAGAGCATTTAATTGTGAATCAGTTGGTTTAACTTTATCTTTTGCATTCCATTCTTTTATATAGACACCACTTCCATCATCTTGTAATTTTACTTCTGATATAAAGTCTGGTGTTCTACCTAAATATGCTAATATTTTATTATATAAACTCATTCATTACTCCGCTATTTTAAATCCAAAAAAGAATGTATCTATTTCAGATGTAACTCCAGTTATTGTACCAGCTGTACCTCCTGTATGTTGATAATAAGCATAAACTTCTACCTCAGCAGCAGCAGATAAATCTAAAATTCCATTACAATTTTTTCCTTCTGAATATGATGTATCATCACTTCCATTATGTAAAAAATGTATTTCTTCTAAACCAGCAGCAGCAGAACCACCTACTGTCAATCGTATTCCAGAACCCATAAGATTATAGGATGCTGCATTTATTTTAGCTGATGCTGTAAAAAAGTATTTTCCACCTTCTCCACTAGGCACTACAAATTTATCGTTAGTAGTATCATATCCACTTCCTACATTAAAAATTGCAGTATCAAATTGTATTTTTGTCCAACCACCACTTGATAAACCAGTTTGATTTGAAGTAGCTTTAGCTCCAAAACAAGGAGTATTATTTGAACCTTTTAAATAACTATAATCTACTCTTTTTATAACTCCAGCATCAGATACTAATAACTCATCAGTATCGGCTGGTGTTGCTCCAAGAGCAGTTTGACCACTAATTACATCAGCATTAAATTTAGCAGCAGTTACAGAATTTGCTTGTAGCTTTGCAGTAGATACTGTGTCATCTGATACTGTACCAATATCGTTTACATTTCCAAGAACAAGAATAAAATTAATTACATCAGAACTAGCAAGGCTGCTTGAAAACACCACAGTATCATTGACAATGTTGAATGCATCGCCTGGAGCTTGAATAACTCCATTCAACGAAACAATACAATGATTAGCTGATTGAGGATATACAGCAACACTATTTTGTCGAAGGTTGAATGTGGTTGAACTTGAAGTAGTTATACTATCAAGTTTTTTAAAATCTCCAGTTGTCGGTACTGCACCTACATAGGTCATGGTTTATCTCCTAATTTATCTGCATCCCAAACTGCTTTTATTTCATCTACTGTTGTAGCTGAATCAACTTTTGCTGGATAATCTCTTAGCTCTTTTTTCTTTGCAACAATAGCAGAAGTATCTGCACTTGTTTCTTGAGCTTGAATAAATTCAATATCTAATGCTTTAAATTTTTTCTTTCTTGCAATACGAATTTTATCTTTCCAAAGATTTTTTGCTTTAGCTATATTTATTGTAATTGCCATTAATCTCCTACTCCATCTGTTAATTCTGATTCACTTATTTCCCAAGCATTTCTAAAATCTCTATCACTTGGTAAAAAACTTCTATCTACAATCTTATACTTTTTACCTGTCGGAACATCTTTTTTTGCTATCTGTTCAAGTGTTAAACCGCATTTTGGCGATGGCACTATAATTGCAACTCTATCTTCTTTACTACCATCCTCATTTGTAAAAACAGTATTATAAATTATTAATTTATCTTCCATTAAGCATTATCTCCACAAATAACCATATGAACATTTGCCATATCAGATACAGCAAAAGTATTTCCATCAATATCTATTTTTCTTACTTCTATTCTTACTGTATCTGAATCTGTAATATTATTAGCTACTAAATACATTTGTTGATTACCAGTAGAAGCAATAGTAGAACCTCCAGTCATGCAAGAATAATTAGCATTACCTAAAGCAGTTGTAAAATTTACATCTGTAGTACCAGTTCCTTCGTCTGTAATACTAGAAACTCCAAAACTATCTGTAAGACTTGGAGTACCAGCGGCATCCCAATGTGCCCATACTTTTACATGACCTTGAGATATAATAGAATAATCCATTCTTTTTAATGTTCCGTTATCTGATACCAAGACTTCATCTGTTTCAGCTGGTATTGAAGCTAAAGCAGTTTTACCACTAATAATATCATCTGATAAAGTTGTTGCTGCTATTTTACTAAAAGCCATTATGCATCCTCCAATGTTTTAACCCTTGCTTCAAGAGATTCTATTTTTGTAAGTGCTTCTTGTAATGCTCCAGTTAATAATGGAACTAATTTACTTTGGTCAATTTGTTGTGGATTTATTACTTCTTTACCATCATCATCAGTAGTCATAGCATCTTTTGAGCCATGAATAGCTTCTGGTACAATACTAGAAACTTCATGTGCAAAGAAACCATCTACTTTATCGCCACCAGAATCTGCTTTCCAATTAAATCTATAAGGTTTAAGTTGTTTAAGTCTTGTTATTCCGTCAGTAAGAGCAGTTTCATTTTCTTTTAATCTATAATCAGATGAGGTATTATAAGCTACTGTATTAGCACTAGCATTAATAGATATTGAACCACAATTTTCTACATCTTTATCATAAAAAACAAATAAGTTTTGACTACCACTTGTACTACCATGATAAATTTTACAAGTTGTTTCATCTAATGATCCTTTAACTTTAAACTGACCATTTGCATTAGTATCAGCAAAACTATCATTAATAGAAACTTCTCCATCACCAGCTAATCTTAATCTTTCAACAGAATTTGTTTTAAAATGCATACTATTGTTAGTATGATAATAGTACATTTGTCCTATAGTATTGCTTCCACTATCTCCAAAACTAATTCCTCCATATCCATTAGTTGCTGAAAGAATTGACATTCCAGCCATTATACCAGATTCCCCATTTTCAATAACTAGATCATCTCCATCATTATTAACAGAAGCACTACTATCAGCTACTTTAATATGTAGTCCAACACCTAAATCTTTTGAAGATAAACCACTTGAAGCAAAATAATTATCTGCATCAGCACTAATAGTAGAAAAAGCTAAAGTACCACTTCCATTAGTAGTTAAGGCTTGACCATTAGAGCCATCAGAAACATTTAATTCTGCTATACCCACACTACCAGCAGTAGGATTAACTGATTGCATTACTTTGTTTAAGTAATACACAGTTACGACATCTGCCGAAACTAATGTGCCACCTAAAGTTAAAGTTTTATTTCCAGTACCACCTACCGAATAGGTATTCTTATCTTGTACGATATTATTCCATACAACAAGTATATCTTCTTCAGCAGAAATTTCATGATTAAGAGTTACTGTATTAGTCGTTAGACCAGTAAATCTATCCTGGATGCCAGAATCAAAAGTAGTGCTAGGCTGTTGTCCAATATAAGTCAATTTAACCTCTAAGTTATTTCCAT